ATTGACAAGACGGAGCTTGACATCACGCTACAAGTGCGCGGCATCTCCGAGAATCAGATACTCTTCACCGGCCTTGATGACGTGGAAAAGCTCAAATCCATCACCGGCATAACGGACATCTGGATCGAAGAGGCGAGCGAGATAACGCCGGAAGATTTTATGCAGCTCGACCTCCGGCTCCGAACCCGATCAAACTATCCGAACCAAATCATCTTATCGTTTAACCCCGTATCCGAGTATAGCTGGCTCAAGAAGAGGTTCTTCGATCAACGTGTTGAGAACGCCTCAATCCTCAAGACAACGTACAAAGACAACCGATTCCTCGGAGACGACTACAAGCAAGTGATTGAAGGGCTCAAAGACCAAGACCCGACGTATTACCAGATATACGCGCTGGGAGAATGGGGGTCGCCGAAGGGTTTGATCTACACGAACTGGCGGCTCACAAACGAAATGCCGAAAGCCGGAACGGTTACATACGGGCTCGACTTCGGGTTCAACAACCCGACGGCGCTCGTGGAGATACGCGAGTACGACGGCGAGATATACCTGCGGGAACTAATCTATCAGACGCACCTCACGAACGCGGAACTGATCGACAAGATAAAGCAACTCAACGTATCGGGCCGAATCTATTGTGACAGCGCCGAACCGAACCGTATCCAAGAGCTGAGGGCGGCGGGTTTAACCGCGATGCCGGCCAAGAAAGACGTGCTCAAAGGGATTGACTTTGCAAAGAGCCGAAAGCTCCGCGTCTACTCGGAGAGCTCGAACCTGATCAAAGAATTGCAATCGTACAAATGGCGGGAAGACAAAGACGGGCGCGTGCTCGATGAACCGGTCAAGTTTCAGGATCACTTGATGGACGCGATGCGTTATGGCCTCTACACGGGCACAAAATCCGAATACACGGCGTGGTGATGAAATGGCAGAACAGCAGAAAATAGACACAACGCAATATATCAGTCTCCTGGATCGCTTCTGGGAGATTCTCGGCGTGATACTGAACGAAGATGACCTCGAGAACGAAGACAAAGAAAAGATGCTCACGCGTGACGAGACAATTAAAGCGGGTCTCAAGTACACGACGAATATGATCTACTCATCGATCGGGAGATACACGCATCCGGATGAGCGGATCGACGAAACAATAAATAGAGCGATAGACTTCTCTAACACCTCTATCGGCAACGTGCTCCAGCGAATGATCTATGAGGCTCAAGGCTACGGTTATGCGGTCGGAGAGATCATCTACACGATCGATAACGGTATCGCAAAGGTGGCCGACATCACACGGCTCGCGCCGATAAAATGCGCGTTTAAGGTTCAGCCAGACGAATCGCTCGCGGTTGAATACACTACCATCAAATACGGGAAGATTATACTCCCTCCTGAAAAGTGTCTTATCCTGCGAAACGGAGGCGGCATCTACGGTGAGAGCGTCCTTCGCCCCGTATTCTCGAGCTGGCAGTTCAAAACCGCGCTCAAGAAGTGGTGGGCGGTGGCGATGGAGAAGTTCGCGATTCCAACAGTGGTGGCCGAGAGCGCGGATCCCAATGCGGCGAGAGCAATCTTCGCATCGTGGTTCTCGAAGGCCGGCGTCTCCGTACCGATCGGCGACAAGATATCCACGCTGCAACCTGGGAGCGATATGGCGAGGAGCTTTCAAGATTCTATCGAGTACCTGAACACGCTTATCTTTCGAGGCTTGCAAGTGCCACAGCTGATATCATCGGCATCAGATACCGGCGCTTACGCGATGAGCAAAACGCATATGCAACTGTTCCAGGATACGATGCGGGCGCAGGCTTACAGCTACGCGAATCAAATGCTCGATCAGCTTGTTACACGGCTCATCGAGTACAACTTCGGACCGCAAGAAGATTATGGAGAGTTCATGGTCAACACACAACCAAGCGTTGAGGATAAAACGGCAATGGCCGGATACATAACCGCGTTGATTAGCGGTGGCGTGGTGGATCCCACGGAACCGTGGATTCGCGACATGCTATCTATCCCGGAATACGAAGGGGCGGTGATACCGGATGCCGACGGCGATAATGACCAAGACGGCGCTCAGTTACGCGGAGAACCGAATAACACACTACCTGATGAGCCCGTGGAAACGGCTTCGGCAGGCGGTAACTGATAATCGATCCATAACCTACGACATCATCCCGGAATTCCAAAACGCAATTATGAGCGGCGTGATGACGGCGTTCCTGTACGGGCGTATCAGCGGGTTTGGCGATATTGTCAAGCAGGCGCGTGGCAAGTTCACACGCGCGCCTAACCGGCGATTTGCGACACCTGATTGGAGCCAGACAGTGGCCGTGCTCAAGATCATTTTGCAGAACGACGCCAAACTCATTAAGGGATTGCTCGGAATCATCGGGACGAAGCTCATCAAGAACGAAGCGGAAGCGTTCGATGAATACTTTCGGCCGAGCGAGAAGGCAATGGCGTTTATGAACCAGTACACGGTCAAGCTCGCGGGGATTGAAGCGCAAGACACGCTCGAACACGTGACTGATCTCGTTAACGATACCATCAAGCAGGGGATGAGCGCGGAGCAGGCGACGACCTATCTCCGCAACAAGATCACCGACTTCGCGAGGCAACGGGCGAAAGCAATCGCTATCACCGAAGCGACGCGGGCGTATAACGTCGGGACGCTTGAAGAGTGTCAAGGCAGCACGATACTCGAGGGATATCGTTTCAACGCGGTACTGGATATGCTTACAACGGATATGTGTCGCGAACGCAATAACATATTCATCCCGGCGCACGATACAGGCGCGATCGCTTCCAATACGCCGCCGTTGCACGTCAACTGCCGTTCGAATCTCGAGCCGGTCACGCAGTATTCCAAGCGTAAGGATCAGTACAAGAACATCAACGATACACGCCTCAAGACATCAAGCAAACAGCGGCCGGAGGATATTGCGACGATACTCTCGGTGCTGAATCAATACTAAACATTCACCAATTGCCGAGTTTTATCCGTGTACCATCTATCCCTCGCGAGGAGATGCTGCGCTACTGTGCGCCGCTCTTGGAATCCGCGAGAATCTATGCGAAAGGAGCATAAAGAGAGATGTTAGTTAGCGTTGCAATGATTGTACGAGATGAGGAAAACAACATCAAACGCGCTCTGGGTAGTGCTCTCGATGTTGCGGATGAGATAGTTATATTGGATACCGGCTCGGTAGATAAAACCAAAGAGATTATACAGAGCTACAACAATCCGAAAATCAAGCTCTTCGACCACGAATGGAAAGAAGATTTCAGCGAGGCCAGAAACGCATCGATCGCTTTATGCGAGGGCGACTGGGTATTCATCTACGACGGCGATGAAGAACTTACGGAAGAGGCGCAAAAAGAACTCCGGCCATTGCTTGAATCTCAGCCACCGGAAGTTAAGACGGTTATGATGATTACGCGCAACATCATCACGGACACACTCCAAGACTCGCTCACACTCCCTCGAATATTCCGCCGCGGCACAATCTCCTACAAGTATGCGGTGCATAACCATCCGCAATATGAACAAGAGACCATCACCACGAACCTGATATCAAACCATTACGGTTATCAGTGGACGCCGGAGCTCAGAGAGAAGAAGCGCAAGCGGCTCCTGTCGATGATGGAAAAGATACTCCAAGGCGACACACTCAGCGGGATGGAGCGGCTCTACTACAAGGCGCAATACTACAAAACGCTTCTCGTGTGTGAGCAGAAAGAAGAAGCCTATACGTACGGCAAGGCGTTGCTTTCGGAAGTAAGAATGACGAAGGCCATCCCCGTAATGATGCACGACATCTTCGTGCTTCTCGGGTTGCAAGCGCTCGAATACAACGAACAAGACATCATCAGAGCGTGCATCTCGGCGGCGCGGTCAATGGCTCCTGATTGCCCGGACTCTTACATCGTTGAGGAGTTGATGTTTAACGCGCTCAAGCAGCCGCTTAACGCCTTAAAAGCCTTTGAGACGTACACGGCAAAGGTAGCGGCGTTCAACAAGAGCGGGTGTCTGTTCACGCTTCAATACGAGAAGTATTGCGACGTTGCGCTGATCATCGGGGCAAAGGCCGCGATTGAGACCGGGATGATCGATATGGCGCTCGTGATTCTGCGGGATGTGAAGGCCACGACGATCACGACGTGGGCGGCGGATGAATTGATAAGAACACTCGCGCAAACGCAACACGCAAATGTCTTAAAACGCTTCGAACCGGCTATTCTTAAGCTCGCCGATCACGAACGGATCAATCTCTCGCCTTACTACTCTCGGTTGTACGGTGAAGCCAATCA